ATATAGCGGTATACATATACTATGTATACCGGGTTGGAGATGTGTAGGTTTTTGGTTTGTGTTTGTTGTGTTAGTGGTGTGTTTTTTAAGTTTTTTATATGGTGTGTATTTTTTCCCAAATCTGGACAAAATTGGGTTTTTTAAAAATAAATTAGGGTTAGGGTTAGGGTTAGGGTTTTAAGTGGAATTTACAAGTTTCGAACCTCAGAATCAAATAAAAACTAGAATTAAAGTAGTTGTTTTTTAAATAACCACCTAATTCTAGCTAAATATTTTCATTATAGATTTAAAAATATAAATGAAAATAACTTGAAAATACAAAAATGAAATTATTTTTAAAAATCATTATTTATATTATGGAGACAACTTTTTCATATGTACAGGGATATGTTTTTAATTCTATTAAAATATTTCCAACAGCTTTTAATGGATATCCATTATATAAACTTCATTTAAAAGGTGATTCTTTAAATAGAAATACAAAAGTAACATTTAAAGAAGGAAAATATCAAGTTTTAGATATTATTATGTATGATATACTATTAAATATTATTATTTTTAGTGTAGAAGATGATATTATAGATTATGCATTTATTGAGATTAAATAAATTAATATTATTTTTAAAAAACTGTTAATTTTTTCATTTTTATACTATGGGGGTTTACGTAAAAGCTGCTTCAAAATTAGGAAAAACTGTAGGATCTCATATTGGTACAGGGATTGGTACAAAAATTGGACGAGTATTTGGAGCAAAAAAGATCGGAGGCGAAGTTGGTGGAAGAGTGTTTGGAAGAATTGGTAAAAATATCGCTCGAAGTGCCGCAAGAAATACTCCTATCTTAGGAAGTTTAAAAAGAGGAGGTAAAATTCATAAAACAGGGTTATATAGATTACATAGAGGGGAGTATGTTATTAATGCTAAATCAGCAAAAAATTTTAAGAAAAAATATTCTAAACATTAACATTATCTAATTGGTTAATATGGTGTATTTTATGAACAGAAATAGGATTTTGAAATAATGAAGGTTTAGGTATAATTGTTTTTAGATTGTTTGATTTATGTGGTAACATGCTTACTATATCTCCTTTTGTTCTTATTTCTAAATGGTTTTTTAATTTTTTAGTATTTGAAGATTTAGGAGTAACATATTCATTATAAGTAATTAATTTTCCTTGTTGTTTATTTTTAAAAATATCTTTTGCTATATATCCACCTAAAGAGTGTCCTAATGTATAATCAACTTTTCCATATTTTTCTTCTGCTTTTTTCTGTATTTTTTTCGAATGTTCTAATCTTTTTGAGTTTTTATCGAACCCTAAAAATAATTTTAAATCTGTGTATGCATCTTTAGCTGAAGCTGTACCTCTATGTACTACAAAAGTTTGGTTATCTTTTCTGTAAACTTTCACTCTTTTTCCACTTAATGAACTATCTATTTGGTATCCATTAAAATTTTTTGGTTTAGAATCATAACTTCTTTTTAATAGTTTTTTAATATCATTTTTTAAAACCATTTGATAAAATAAAAAATAAATGTCTTTAATAGGTCAATCAGCAGTTCCTAATCCATTAGCTCAATCAGAATATAATTCTTTAATTTTTCAACAAAAATTTATAGTCGAAAGAGATGAATCTGCAAGTTTAAGGCAACAAACATTAAGAAATTTAGATACAACGTCGAGTGTAGATTTAACAGCTAAATCTAGAAAATTAGATAAACAAAATTATAAGTTGGAAAATGCATATGATCATTTTTTTATTAATGAACTTTATATTAGAAATACTAGATTAGAAGATTATAAAAACTCATCTAAAATAGAAGGAGAGTTTATTCAAGATTGTGCAGTATCTGAAAGTCAAAAGAAAAGATAATTATTATTTTGAGATTTTAATTAATTCTGTTAATCTAGTTTTATTTACTATTAAATCATTATCATCTGTTTGTTTAGTAATTAAATAAAGTATATAAGAAGATATTTTTTCATAACATTTTTCATTAAAATCTGGAATTTTTTCTCTGAGTGTTTGTTCTGTTACTTTATTTTTTCTTGAAATTATGAGTATATTTGTACAAATGGCTATTAGTAAATTATCATTAATTTTATTTTCATATGTATAGTTAGTTTCTTCTTCAATAATGAATTTTGTAGGTGATAAAATATTTCTCCAATGTTCTTTAATATCATTTATTCTATCTATTTCATCGTTATCATATCCATTGAATTTAAATATTTTGTAATTAAAAATAGATTTTTTATTAATATAGTATGATGATAAATATAAATTTCCATTAATTAAAATATATGTTATTAAAATGCCTCTATTTTTTATTATATCATTTATAAAAAAATTATTTTCGTCTATTTGTTGATTAGAATCAATAATTAAATAAATTTTTTCATCTTCTTTGAATGGTAAAATTCCAGTTGGACCTTTTCTCCATAATACTATATTTGTAATAAAATTTAATTTATCTATTATATCATTTGAAAATTCATTATTAAATAAATTTAATATAAATTCAAATGTAATTTTTGAAATATTTTCAAAAAAATATTGATTTATAAATGCAAAAAATACTTTTATTTCTTCTTCATCGATTTTTAGATCAAAAAAATCGAAAATAGGAAAAATACAATCGATATCTTTAATTTCTTCATTTAAATTATTTGTATTGTTTATGATAATCCTTTTAAGTAAAGAAGAATAATTTGAATTAGGAAGATTGTCTAGTAAATTTTGTCTATTATTAATTTCATTTCTTTCTTCAATTGGAAGTTCAATTTCCATATTTTGATTTTGATTTTCATTCTGTTGTACCTCTTCTTCGAAAATATTATTTTCAAAACCATAATTTTCATTTTCGTTTACTTCTTCATTTTGATTTTCATTGAATCCTTCATTTTCGTTTATTTGTTCATTTTCATTTTCATTTGCAATTTCATTTACATTTTCATTTACATTTTCTTGAGGAATTTCAATTTGATTAATAATTAAATTAGATAATAAATTTTTTTTAATTAAGGTCATTTTTTGATATTCTTCATCTGTTACATTCATATTTTCTTTTAATTGTTCTACAAAATCAGCATAATAAAGTCGTTCTTCATCTTCATTATAATGTATATTCCATCCATCAAAAGGATTTTCGACTTGTCTTGGAATAAATGGATCAGGAATATTTTTATCTCCATTTGTATCTCTAGTATATTCATTAATTCTTTTTTGATAATTAAAAAAACCTTCTTCACGAATAAGTTGATTGAAAACATATCTGTCAGCAAATTCATTAAAGGAAGAATAAATTTTACCAAATAAAGATGGAAATACAGAATCTGGAGTAGCATTATACATCATTTGAGTTATGGTTGAAGTTGCAATAAGTGGAAAAGTAATTTTAAAATAAGGTTTTAAAATTTGATTATTAAATGATTGTAAATTTTCTGAACATTTTTTTACATATTTAATCCATAGATTATGAGTATTAGCACTTTCTGAAGCTTTTTTTGATTTATATTTTCTTTTAATTACTTTAAAATTATCGATTTTATTTTCTTTTGGTCTATAAAATCGTCCAACAGCTCCTATAACCCCTTCTGTTTTTATTTCATTTTCAGTTAATCCAAATTGTTTCTCATTTTGCCACGTAGTTGCAGCAACTTCATTTTCAACTTTTCTACGTGAACCTACATATTCGCCTGATTGAATTGCAGGGTTTATAGGGTTTAATTGATCGTGTGGAGTTTTTTCGTGTTCGTTCATTCTATATAGAAAAATAATTTTTTTAACTGTTTATTTTATTTTTTAAATTATTAATGATTAAATTATATCTAGCTAAAATATTTTGTTCTTGATCAGTTATATATTTTTTCTTTGGAATTTCTTTTTTAGTTATTTTTATTTCATTAGAAGTTATATTATTTTCTGTTTGATAATTGTTATTACTATTTTTAGGTAAAAATAATTCTAATTCTTCTTCAGTAAAAGAATTTAAAAAATTTTCCATTCCTTCATCGACCATTTCACCATCCATTTTAAATTATTTAAAAAATTATAAAATAATGAATATAAGAGAAACACGTGTTACGTCTGGAATAGTCGAATCATTAGAATTACCACCACAAGTTTTTACTCCGTATCCTGAAGAGTATTTTAAACTTCCAACAACTATCGCTGCTGTTGGTCCACGTGGTAAAGGGAAAACCACAGCACTAATGAGGTTTAATTTTACTATGTTTCAAAATGGATATTTTACTAGAATTTATATAATAAGTCCAACATTTGCAAGTAACGATACACTAAGAGTTGTTCCAATTAGACCTGGTGATGTTTATACTAACACTGATACAGCTGCTCAAGATTTAGAAGATATACTTTCTAAATGTATAGATGAAGTTAGATTTTATGAAGAAATAGGAACAAAATATACAACATTATATAAAGAATATTTAAAAAAGAAAAAAGATGTAAGTAAAATGGAAAAAGAAGATGTTCGTTATTTAAGAGAAATGCAAATAAGAATTGAACAAATGTATGAAGAATATGAAAGAATGAATGAGGAAATGGATGTTAAATCGAAACAAATAACTGATACATTAAAAGATAAACCTACAAGAATACCAAATACTGTTTTTGTTTCTTTTTATGATGGTGTACCTAGACGAGATGTTACCCATCCTTGGTTTTATCCTCCTCCAACATTAACGAGACCTGTACCTGTTATTTTATTAGATGATGTATCTCATTCAGCTGTTTTTGAGAGAACTAGAAGAAACCCTTTAACTAAAACATTATTACTTCATAGACATATAGGTGGGCAGGGGTATGGTGTGACCTTTGAATTTGGTGTGCAGGCATTCACTTCAAGTTTACCAAAGGCAATAAGGCAAAATACAATGCAATTTTTATTATTTAAGACAAATGATATGTCACAACTTGATACAATTTATCAACAAGTTTGTGGGTATACAACTAAAGATGTGTTTTTAAAAATGTTTGAATATGCTACTAAAGAACCAAATGGTTTTTTAGTAGTTGATACTGAAACAACAGATATTAATAGAGTATTTAGAAAAGGTTTTGATATATTTTTATCTGTTGAAAATTTTGTTGATAATGTACCAGAAGTTCGTAAAAATTTTAATATTAAATATGTCGACCCAATTACTAAAGTAAATTATTTAAATGAAAGAAAAAGAATAAAAGATATGAAAAACGAAATGAAAAAAAAGACAAAGAATATATTATTTAAAACTAAAAAAAGAAAAGCTCATTTCTTGGAGGAGTAATATTGAGCAGTAGATAGAGCATTTATTATATCATTTTGTTGTTGTAATTGGGATTTTAATTCTTTTATTTCTGCACTTAATTCTTGTATACTTTTCATTAATAAAATAGTAATTTCATTATAATTTACCATTTGCAATTCAATTCCATCTTTTTCACCAGAAATTAAATGATCATATTCAGGAAATGTTTCTTGAATTTGATGTGCTAAAAATCCTATATGGTTTTGTTCTATTGAGTGATCGACTACATTTTCTTTATCGTATGAGTATAATTGGATAGAATTTATTTTATCTAATATTGAGTCTAAATTTTTTAAATTGTGTTTTATTCTATAGTCAGAAGTATTTGGTGATAAAGTAATAATATGAGAATAATCAATATATATTTTAAATTGACCATCCCACCATGTATTAAAAATACTTCCCCAATTTGAAGATGTACCAAAATATTGGTTAGATTGATTTGATGGGTCACCATAAGTTATTCCATCATTTACACTCGCTGTTAAAGTAGGATATCCTTTTCTACATAAAAATCCGCAACTTCCAATTACACCATAATATGAATAAATATTACCTTTAGCATTTAAATTTGAAATTGCTAAATCTGAAATTTCTAATGATTGTGTACCAGTAAATGGTAAATTTTGATCACTTTCTGTAAAATTGTATTGATTATTATACCCTGAAGTAACTCCTACCCATCCAATATAATTACTAGATACATTTAAATCTGATAATGATGGAGTTGTACCATAAGTACAATTCCATCTAACCCCTCTATATAACATCTCTTTATAAGTAGTATTTGAACCTGATGGTATTGCTGCATAAGATACATTATAACCAGGATAAGATAGAAAATTTTCATTTACTTGATTTAATGCAATATTATTAGAATAAAATAAAAAACTTTGATTTTTAATATATTCGCCAGAATTCTTCCATTTTAATTTACAGTTATATGATAATTTATATGTTTCAGTAGTTGATAAGATAGGGAAATAAACATTAAAGTAGATATTTGCTAAATGAATATCATGAATCATTAATGTAGTATTATAAGTTATTTCAGTATTTAAGGTTCCATTAGGTCCTGAAAAAGTTTCTTTTCTATCGTGTAATATATATGTACATGAAGGTCTGTTTATAGAGTATTTTCTTATAATAGTATTATCGGATTTAGTTATTAAAATATTAATATTATCTAAATAGTACCAAAAATGAGAAAGTTCATCACCAGATATTAAATTATCTTTATAATACCAACTATGTTGTATTTTAATAGGGAAAGAAATACTTAAATTATTTTTATTATTTGCTGGTACTGTAATTGTGCCAAATTGTAAATATTCTGAATTATTAAACCCCCAACCATAATCTGTATTTCTAGTTGTATAAAACCATTGAGTTGTATTATATGGTATGATAGTAGTTAAGTCTGAAGAAAATAAATATGCATCATAAATATTTTCAGAACTATTTATTGTATTAGGAGATGAACGATTAGTTTTAATTAAATTATTAACTTTAAATAAATTAGTAACAGTGAGATTTTCTGTAGAATCGCCTAGAGATGTCCAATTTAAATCACTCCATTCACAAGTTCCATCAGAATTTGTGCATTTTAAATATTTATTTACTATAGCTCCATTTGATAATTTTATACTATTTTGAAATGTAGTTAAACCAGAAATAACCCCTCCAGATAAACTTAATTTATTATTTATTTGATTTTGAATATTAGAACTGATTCCATCTAATGTGATTAACTCTGCCTGTGACAGAGTTATAGGTGAATTGTTATTATATAAATTAAAATTTCCATATAACGTTAGTTGATTTCTTGCATAAACATGACCTTCAAATGTTGATACTCCAGATACTGATAAACTAGAGAATGTTCCTGATGAAGTAACAGCAGGTCTCCATTGAACTTCGCCTGTAGTTCCATCAACACAAGTTAATACATAATTTTCAGTAGCTGTGCCTATAGAATCTGTATTTGTATATCTAAAAAATATTTTTCCATTAATATTTAAATTTGATTTGTTAACAGGGATTGTATAAGTTACACCAGCTTTTTGAAAAGTATATTGAATAATACTCCCTATATAAACATCTCCTTCAAATTTTAGATCTTGTACATAACTAGTGGGAAGAATATCTTGAATATTAATCCATTTTGCTTCTCCATATTTTTCATTTGGGTGATTTGGAGAATAAAAAGTACCCCCAATTCCTACTAATACGTCTCCATTATATGGCGTATCATAATTTTGATTAGTACTATTCCATTGTCTATAATAACATTTTCCAGCAATTCTTAATTCACCTGGTTGTGAAATTGGTATCGCAGTTGATCCATAGATTACATTTGGTTCAGTAATAATTTTATTATCTTTATAAAAATCCACATCAGTAATATTTGGACTAATATTTTCTTCATTATTATTAAATTGTCCTAAATCTGCTACTGGTGGGTATGCTTTACCAATCGATAGTACAGATGCAGTATTTTGATTATAATTTATTCTAAAAGGAAAATAATTAATATTATTTTGTTGATCTTTAAATTTCCAATAAAAAGTAGTAGATAGATCTTCAACATTATATTTAAAGCCTGATTTTTTAGTTCCATTAAAAGAGCCACTACCAGAATTCCCAATAGCATATCCTATACCTGCACCAACACCAGCTGCTAAATATCCTCCATTTATAAAATACATATTATTATAAAATTCTATTGGAGAATTAATTGAAATAGGATCAGAGGGATTATCTGATTTTCCAAATTTTATCCATTTAATTTTTCCTGTTGTTGAATCATTTCCTAGGTAATATTTTGAATTTAACCCTGATGACGTAAATTCAAAATTTCCATTAATATATGTATCATTAAACGAATTAACACCTGTCGTGGTTAAATCGTCATCTATATTTACTCTATTTAAATGAGCAGTGCCTTGTACGTATATCTCTTCTTGACATTTAACAGGACCATATAATTTAATTTCTGTACCATAAAAAAATGAGTATTTATCGGGATTACCCAATGAAATTGCACCATCAATTGTAAATATATCATCTGTATCTAATATATAATTTATAGGTAAAGTTGTAAATTCAGATTTTCCATCAGTTTGTATACATTTAAGAAATAATGGTTTTGTTAAATTTTCTCCTCCCACAGTTCTTTTAATAAATAATTCTCCATATAATTTAGTTATGCCTAAAGTATCATCATTTACATCAGATCCGACATTTAATTCTGCTTTTATTAATGAAATAGGCCCATCTGGATAATTTAAATTAGGTGGTTGTCTATAATCTGACACATCATTTTTTCTAGAACTAATTAATAATTTCCCCCAATGATTAAAATAGTTTTCACTAGCTGTATGAATTCCTGATTCTGATAATAAAATTTCTTGATTTTTATAAGATTGTGAACCTCCTCCAATTAATGTATATCCTGAAGTATAAATTCCATTATCCATATAACCACTTTTAAATTTGATTCCTTCAGATCCTAAAGAATAAACACCAATAATTGCAGGAGGTTGTGAATTAGATGAAAATCCTGATTGAGTTCTTCCATACATAGTAAAAATAGAGTTTTGAGAAACCAATTTATTTTTGTCATTTGAATTATTTGGCAAATTTAAATAATAATTTATATCATGTACTATATTGGAACCGTTTCCTAAATCTTTTATTAACAAACTAGGATTTGTACTTTGTCCAAAATTGGTTTGAATTGTTTCATCACCATCAACTAAATTAAAATTTCCATCTCCCCATGTAATATCACCATCTTCATTTAAACATTTTAAATATTTTCCTGTTTGAGTTTGACCTTTAATTTGTATTTTTAATTTTTGAGTGGTTGAATCGTCTTGTCTAATAATAAGAGCATTTTCAGAAGCTAAATAAGTCACTGGAATATTGTAATTTGAATTTGGATCTGAAAATGTCGGATAAGTACTTGTATCTGCACCTGTTTTTCTAATAAAACTTAAAGTATTTTCATTTTCTTTATCTACGTAAGATTGAGTTACATAAGGAGCTTTTTCTATAATATCTATATGAGCCCATAAAGAATCAGCAATTGTAGAATAGGTTGTTCCTTTTATAGGCCATTCCCAGCCTGTACGTAAATCTGTATACTCTTTGGCTAATGGATCTAAATTAGCAAATTGACCGTAAATTTTACCATCTACGTATAAATTGCTATTTAAATTCGTATCATAACTAACACGTAATTTTTTTCGTACATGAAAATCATTTTCTACATGAGAAGCACTACTTAAAGAAGTTCCATCGTTAAAATTAATTTTATTAATTTTATTATTATCGTTATTTTCAAATGTTTTTCGACTCATTCAATAAAATAAATTAATAAACTATTTTATTTTCTCTCTTTTGGCTTTGTGAATCCTACACCTCGTAATTGATTATATAATACCAAATAAATTTTTTGAGCTTTTGAATTTCTTATATTATCATCATTTTCATTTTTTAATTCTTCAAAAACATCAGATGAAAATGATGAATCAGTTCCAGCGACTAATGTAATAATATCATTAAATGCTTGTAAAAAAATAAGTTGGTTCTTTTTTGATAAATAAGTAATATCTTGTGCAGGTCTAGCAGTCGCTGTAATATCAGGAGAAAATGGTGTTGTAACAATATTAACCATCTGAGAAGTACTTGTTTGATTCCCTCTTTTGATTGTAATTTTACCATATTTTGATAATTTTTTTAAATTAACATTAAATGTAGTGTTTCTATCTGTGAATTGTTTATTAAACTCACTTTCAGAGCTATTAATATTAATATTTTTTTCATTAGTTATAGGAGTAATTTTATTAGAAGTTATATCAGATATATCAATTTCTGTACCAGCACCAGGACCAAATGATTGAGGAAAATTATTTATAGGGCGTTGTTGAGGAGGAGAACTAAATATATTTAAAACTTGATTTACAGACTGTAGTATATTTTGTGTAGATTTAGCATTTGGAGTAATAACTGGTTGAGTCGGAATATTAGGGGTAGGAGTTACAGGAAATAGATTAGGATTAGGATTAGGAGGTCCAAAAGGTAATAATGAATTATTTACAGGAGTAGTAGGGGTACCTGGTGTGGTACTGGGTGGAGTATTTGGAATTGGAGGACCTGGCGGAGGACCTGGTGGAGGACCTGGTGGAGGACCTGGTGGAGGATTTGGAATTGGAGGACCTTGTGGAGGGCCTTGTGGGACAATAATAGGTTGATTTGGAATAAAAGGATTGGGAGGTATAAAAACAGGGTTTATCGGAAAAGGAAATTGAGTGGTTACTATAAACATATTATTAATTAACGAAAATAACGTTTATAAAATTCTTTGCTACCTGAACCAGAAGGAATATAATTATTTGATAAAGAATTTAATCGTTGTTGTCTAAACGATTGTCTAGCTATTACATTGGAGAAAAATAATTAACTTTTTTTTGTTTCATTTTTTCACCTTCTAATTCAACTTTCCCAACAGGTAATTGTTTTTTATATGTAAGTGTAGGAATTTCTGATTGTGTTTTTCTAATTTTTCTAGCTCTTTCTTCTAGTCCTGCACGTTGTGACTCTATTTGATTTAAATAATAATTAGCACCTTGTTCAGTTTCATATTTAAAAATATTTTGAGCATATTCAGTAGCTAATATAGCATTTTGTCCTTGATATTCTTTTAATTTCATTAATGATTCGATTAATACTTTTTCAGGTAAATCAATATTACCACTTCCTAAAGGTCTACCTATAGCTAAAACTGTATTTTCATTAACATTATATTCATCATTAGTAATAAAATAAGGCATTTGATAATTATCGGGATATAAATCTTTTTTAGATTGAAATGGGTATTCAGGTGGGCGATTAATAGCTGCTGAAGCTTTAATATATTCTTTTTCTTTAAATGAAGCTTTCATAGAATCTTCACTGCTAGCTACAACCCTATCTGTACTAGTTTCAAATCTATTATTTTCATTAATCACAGTCTGTCTACGATATGCTTGAAGTTTTGATGAAGGAAACAAAGTATTTCTGGCATTACAATTAGGTAAGCTAACAGGAGGTTGTATTTCCATCGTTAATTATTTTATCAATTTCTATTAAAAGTTTTGGATAATGACGTGTTAAACAGTTTTGAAAATTGCATTTCTTTTTAATTAAAAGTAATAACTTAATTAATTTGGTTGGACTTTTTCTTTTTCTGGATATATTCCTTTTTCTATTAATTTTTTTAAAAATAAAAAATTTAGTAGGATTATTAAATATTTTAGTATTTACAGGTAAAAATTCATTAAAATTTAAATATTCTTTGATTTCGAAAAGACGATAACTAACTCCTGTAATTTTGTCAAATATAAAAGTAGATTTAAAAAGATTAAATCTATCTGTAAACATAAAAAAATTTTTACGTAAAGACATGCCACTATGAACCCAAAAAGTAATAGGTTCAATATTATTTATTTCTTCTTGACTATCAATACAAAATGTATTCCACCATGTAATTTCGTAACTTTGTATACCTGTTGTATACGATTTATTTATAGAAAAAGCTTGCACAACAACAATATCGTCTATTAATCCTTTAGTATAACAAATAAAATTTTTTAATTCGATCGAGTTATTATTACTTTCAATAAAATTGTCTAAGGTTTGATTTCTTATAAAATTATTTTTTATTAAGTAATTTAAATTTCTAAAATTTGGTTTCATTAATTAAATTTTCTTTTATTGTTTGTAAAAAAATGAGATTTACCCATCATTTTATTTTGTGGATAATAATGAACTGGATTATATCTTGAAGGGACAAGCGATGCAATTTCAGAAGTAATAGGATCATTTTCAGGAATTGTAATTATATTTGGTTGTACTTTAACATCTACCTCATCAGGAAGTTCGTGAAATAAAAAAGAAACAGTGATTCTAACATTGTAAAATCTCCAAATATTATTTGTGGTATCGAGTAAGAAATCAATTTCATTAAAAGATTCTTTAGATAAAGCATACATGACTGGATTATCAAATGTAATACTTAAACTATTAACACCATCTGTTACACCTTCACAAGTAAATCTATGTAAAATAGAAAATGAACCGTCATCTGTAAATCCTATTCCATTTAATTTTGCACTTTTAATATCTATGTATAATGGGTTTATATATGGGAAAGAAAAAGATTTCCAAGGTCTATTATTATATGGGAAATTTATTTCTTGATATAATTTTTTTGAATAATCTACTACACCATATTCAAATACTTGATAAATAAAATCAGAATAAGGACTAATTACAGCGTCTTTAGAATTGTAATTAAGATTATTTAAAGGTGCATCACTTATTTCAAATTTGATTAATTCTGGAGGATTGTTACCATGACGTCCTACATCATAATCTGGTACACCTGGTGAGAAATCTTCTCTAACATTATTAAAAAATAAAAAATCCCATAATGTTGACTGTGGATGTGGTAATAATGTGATCGATTTTAATCTAAAATTAAATTCGGTAGCATAGGATGGTGCTCTAGTAGGAACAGGATTAGCAGAAGGATTAAATTTTAAAACTGTATTATCATTTCTAATTGATGAAGTATTAGGCAACAATGAAATTTGAAAACCTGATGATGTTTTTTCGAATAAAAATTCTAAAAATATTATATTTGAAAAACTATTATCTGAAAAATTAATATTTTGTCTTAACCCTGTATCTATTTTTAATTTTTCATTAATTTGATTAAATAATTCATCATATGTTTGATATAACCCATCATCTAAAATTATTTCAATAGTTTTTTCGAATACTTTTTTAGGATGAGCGGCATCATAATTAGGATTGTCGATATATACAGAATTCCCATCATCGTCAGCGTTATAAACCATATGAGAAGATAATTCATAATACTCAATTTTACAAAGCATTTTATTATTTTTTTGTGATTCACTAATATTAGTAGCAGTGAAATCGATAGCTATTTGTCTAATACCACCAGCTAAAGTAAATCCGTCCATAGGATTAATTGAATTTTCTAAATTTACAGTTACCGAATTTTCGCCAGAATTGTCTTTCGCAAAATCTGTAGAAATATTTAAAATTCTAGGACGTATTAACATTATTCACGAACTCGTTTTCTAGCTAAAGTATTATCACTTGAAGAGGAATCAGAAAATGCTTTGTTTAACTCTTCTATATCTACTGTAGGATAAACACTATCTCTACCATAATATTTAGCTATTATACGTAGATCTTCTGCTGAAAAAACATTATATATATCAGATGATAAAAACCCTATAATTAAATCGTGTAATTGATCGATTGTATAATTATTTTTGATCAAATGGCTTCCAAAATAAGCTCTTATCATATTTAATTGTTCTTCATTAAATTGATTGTAATTAAATATTTCTCTTGAATTAAAAAGTTCAGCTTGTAAATTAGCTAATCTTTGCTTAGATACTTCTATATCTTCTTTAATTGGATTAGTAGCATTTTTCAAACATGCCAAATACATGGATGTAGGCAAGACTTTTTGAAGAGTTTGATAATCTATTAATTCACGAGTGGGATCAGATTTTTTAACATTTAATAACATGTTTAATTTAGATAATGAACCTGAAATTGTAGAAATGAAAAAAGAAAGTATTCAACAAAAACCTAAAATAAATACTTCGAATGAACCTTCTAAATCTACAACAAAATCAGTTACTATTCAAAATTTACCAAATAGTCAAAATAATTTTACTGAAGAACATTTTAACAATAAATTTGATAGTAAATTTAAAACAGAATTTGACAGATATTTTGAAATAAAAGTTAAAGAATACCAAGATAATTATTATAAATCTAACAATCAACTTAATTCTACAAATTCTACTACACAAGAAACAAAAGAAGAGCCAGTACTAGAAAAAAATGAGCCTAAAACTAAAAAGAAAAGAAAAGTTATAGTAGAAGAATCAAGTACTGAAGAAGATGAAATAGAAATAGTTAAGCCTAAAAGAAAGAAAAAATCAGTTAAAAATAAAAAAGAATCTGATGAAGAAGATGAACCTTCATCTCAGAATTCGAAGGGGAAGAGATTGGGTTATGTATTTCGTTAGTAGAAGTTTTATTAAATAATTGAGTGTTTACGTAATTTTCAGATAATTCTTTTTCTTCTAATGATACATCTCTTTGAACATTGATTAATCCCCAACATATATTTACACTATTACATTTACTGGCAAAACAAACTTTTATAATAGCAATAATTACTATTAAAGATACAGAAAAAATTATAAAATTTGTTGACATTTACAAATTTAAAAAGTGTTTATTAAATCATTTATAAAATGTCAAACTTTGCTTTACCTGCAGGATTAAATTATACTTCTCAACTTGCACCAGGTATTCCAGGATTGAGAAGAACTATTGATAATGCTGCAACAACTCAAAATTTTTATAGACCAGGTGAAACAGCAATAATTCCACTATCTACAGGAGATGGTGGAGCTTTCTGGGTAAATGAAACAGTGAGAGTTAGATGTAGAGTTGATGTATTAAATTACAGTAATTTTGTAGATTTTATTAGTCTTGGACCTGCTGGATTTCATTGTTTGATTAAACGAATGTGTATTGAAATTAATGGATATGAACACGAAGTTAATGATTACTATAACTATTGTGTTTCAACTGAAATGATACAAAAAGGTGAAAATCAAATACCATATGAAATTGTAAGATCAAATACATGGGAACCAGCTGATGGATTAGCTGGAATCAAACATGTTAATTTTATTAAACCCTCAATGATTACTCAGTCAGGTTTACCTCATGGTGTACAATATCCACCAATAACTACAAGTGTAGGTTCTACTCCAGATACATTTACTCAATCTTTAATGTACTATTCAAATCCATATATTAGTGTCGGATATGGAACTGTCAAAGCCCCAAATTATTATGATGCTACTCATTTTACACAACCTCCATTCAATTATTTACAATTTGGAGGTATGCATTCTTCTAATTGGTTAGAAGGTGGGCAAAATTGGTATATAGATTCTATAGAAGCTCCAAAATATTTAAGATCAGAATATAGAGGAATAAGAGCTTCAACTACAGCACTTCCTTTTTCAGCACATGCTAACGCAGGAGAAGGAGGATACACAGGATCATCATTAGGGATCGATCATGTTTTAAATAACAAAGCTTTAAGACCTGGTACAGCTCAAGCAGGAGCCGCAGCAGGATTACAAACTAGTAGAATTGCAACTTTTGAAACTGGTAATATTAGTATGTATAATAGAATAGTAGGTGGTCCATCAAAAACATATATTGGTGATACATCAAAATTAATAGCCCCAACTAATAACGAAGTTAATATTGGAACAGTAAGTTTCGGACAATCAGTAACTTCATTTACTCCTATTATGTGGCCTATTAAACAACCAATTGATTTGGAAAAATTAAAAAAAGAGTTAAAAGATTCAATAGTAGGAGTAAATCAACAAAATGTTATGTCTTATTATGCAAATTGTAAAAATATTCCTGTATCAAAACCAATAGTAATTACAGGTATATTAAATGACACATTAGGTGAAAATTTAATTTGGGGAAATCATGATTTTCAATCACAAGATTATCTTAACAAAGATTTATTAAAAACTTCAATACCCGGAAGAACTTCCTTTTTTATAGAATTGGAAATATATAGTTCAATTATAGGAAAAAAAGCTAAAGTGTGGTTTCCTGAAACAGTCTTTCAACAAGGAACAGTAAAATTAAAAATTTTATTTGAAGATCCTAATGTAGCATTTCAAGTAACAAGTGATCCTTGCAGAAAAGTTCCAGGAACTCCTAGAGACTGTTTTCCTAATTTGGGAGTAATTAGAACTGAAAATTATACAGGCACAGGTGGTTCACCTATCACAGGAGTTACAACAACTTCTCTTCAACTTGGATCTTTAAGTCAAACACACCCTTCTAATCTTATTTCAGGAGTTCATCCTATTATGATTTCAAATTATTCAGCTGGTCAATGTTTTAATGATAGTGTTTGTTTAGGAAAATTTTTAGTCCCTAACATTAAATTAGATTTATTACATAATCTTACTCATCTTTATCAAACATTTAGAGAAGGGGCAGTTGATGGACAAGATACAACCGCTATAAGAATGTTTAATATGGAACCTGTTCCATACACTGTGAATGTTAATGATAATTCTCAAGAAAAATTTAAAACAGTTATAACAGCAGGACACGAAACATTTTCTAATTATACATTCTTAATATCAGCTATTATTAATGAATTAGAAAAAAATTCAAGATATGGTCTTGCTCCAGTACAATATAGTGCATATGAAGCTGATGGAATTCCTACAGCACAATCTACAATTCAAAAATATGATCCTACAGACGCTGGTAGTTTTTATGCATTACAAATTTCAAATTTACAAAATTATTATAGACCAAGTGAACATCAATTTTGGACAAATGATTCAGCAAACCAAATTAATAACGGTTCTGTACAATGTATCAGTTCTAAATATGATGGAGGAACAAATAGTGATGATGCTGGAATTTATAAAAATTTACTTTCTCAAGATGCTATGTATCAATTTCCTAATTGGAATCCTTACGCTCCACCGCAAGTTCAATATATACCAATTTCAGATCCATGGAATAAATTATTAACTAGAAATTTAACGATTGATAATTTTGTAAATGAAAATCAAGTTTATTATGGTACATATTTAAAACATTCTAAAGCTCAAGTACGAAGAACTATGGGAGTATTTTACCCTTTAGAAATTCAAGAATCAGGATATCAATTTGGATTATTTAATAAATTATCCTATGAAGTATCGCAAATTCATGTTACTTATGAACAAATTACTTTACCTCCTGATGATGCTGCTAATATTATAGAAAATGCTTTAACTTCTGGAATTACAATCGAAGTAGACACGTGGAAAACTACAACAGTTATTCCACCTCCTTCTACAGTTCAAAATTTATTAATTAATACTACAGCCGCATATTGTAGAGATTTGTCTTTATGGTTTGTACCTAGAGATTGTTATCAAGGAGATATTTCATATGGATATAATACTATGAATTCATTTTATTGTCCATTTACATCGTTTGATTATACTGAATCAGATTCTGACTTAAAACAATACAATTATTTAGGTGGAACTCCAGATTTTAAGAATGCTTTAAGATACAATTCTAATATGGGAATTAAATTACAAGCTCAAATAGGAGCAGAATATTTCCCTAGACGAGAAATTAATACATGGGCAGAATTAGTTCAATACACTCGATGGGGCGATCAAAAATTAGGCCAAATGAAAGATATTGATTATATGAATTTATATCCTACAATTCAGCCTTCATATTTACAATCAGAAGGGTTTGATATTAATACATTACAAAATGGGTTCACAGCATGTTTTTTACCAATTAGATGTCTTGATGATCAATCAATTACTTCTAATCCTGGATGGATACCTATTGAAATTGCTATAGGAGCTTTAAAATCAAAAGCTAACGCTGATGGATCAACAGATTGGAAAGGACTTAGAGGAAGACGCCATCCAAATGGTTCACTTCCATTTTTAGTTCCATTAGACGGTTCATTTCATATTTCATTTAATTTTGAAACTTATATGGGCAAAGGAGATGAAATTTTAACAGGTTTACCTATTACAAATAGTAATTTCTTTTTGAGAATGGAAAAAGCTTATTTACTAGCACAAAGAGAAACAAGAATTATATGTAAATTAAATTGTAATGGTAAATTTGTTGTCGGTCGTGGAAGTACAGCTTCATTTTTAACATAATTTATTAGTTAGTCAAGATTATACCCAATTGGGTAAGTAGTAATAATCATAGATTCATCAATATTAAATTCTTCCATTTTTTTAAATATTCTTTTTGTAATTACAGGACGAACTTGTTTTTTATTGTATCGACTAAACACTTCCCCAAATCTAATGTTATTATTTGTTGAATTAGAATAAATATTAAAATTTTCAACACTGATCGAATAATCACTTTTTTCTCCTTTAATTAATTTTTCAAGAAGAATTTTTACTCGATCATATTTTAATAATTCTTGATTAGCTATTGTTAACTGAACTCCTTTTGCTTTTATTGTTTCATATTCAGCTTCTCCATTATTTGGAATTAAAGTTAATGAATACATTTTAGGAGCAAGTACATAAGCAGACTTAATTTTATGGTATGGATATTCATCCACCCATTTACCTAATCCAACTCCAGTTAATTCTCCCATTAATTTTCTTTTTCTGCAAATAATACTATCAGTATCACAATAAATAATTTTTTCTGGTCCTATTAATAACATTTGACTATGCAAAATTGTCCTGGCTGTAGCTGTTACTGTTGCTGCAATCCAAACATTTGCATGCCCTACAACATTTACAAATTCAGGTTTTAATGTATAACTAGTTTTAAAAACTCCGATACTTATTTCTCTGAAACTACATTTTTCTTGTAAAATTTTAGGATTGTTCCATACATTAAAAAATTGACTACTTCCGTAGACAGTCATATGTTGTACTTTCGAAGGTTTCTGAGCAAATTTTCCCCATAATGAATTTAAATATAATTTTGCTAAAGCCCTAAGAACTGGGTTCTTTTTAACTTTTTCTTTTCTAATTCTTCCTAAATTTCCATTTTGAATAAATAATCTTTCAACAATATCATCTTTTTCTTGTTCATTAGGGCAGTCAGAAGATGCTCCTAATTTTTTCCATCCTTCTGCTTCTTGTTTCATTCTTAAATAATAATCTACATACCCTCTAAAATGTTCATCAGATCTTTCATCAGCTTCCCAATGATATAATTCATAAACATGTTCAATTATATACCCATTTTGTAACGCTAAATAAATTTCGTCACAAAACCAACATCCTACCATAGGGTGAACAGGAAAAAATAATCTTCCAGTTTCTTTATCTCGTTGAGGTAATAATCCAATTAAATCGTTATATTTTGGTATTATTTTAACTTTAACAAAACCAAAATACCTATTACTTGCAGTAGGATGAAGTCTTTCTAAATCTATTTCTGAACCAACTAAATGGAAAGGAGTTCCAATAGGTAACATTTTTGTGTAACAGTAAGGGTATAAAGAAGTAACATCATAATATTTAATTTCTTCTTGATCCTCTTCAGGTAAAAACATATTAATCTTATCAATATTAACTTGAAGAGAAAAAGTATCAGTTCTACCACCGTAAAAACACTCCATAGGATTAAATAATCTTGAACATTCGAGAGTATATTCATTAAAAAATGATGTGTTATATTCACATTCCCATATATGAACAACTTCGTTATATTTTTTATGGAGCTCTTCAAGTATTTTTTGAAGTTGTTCTTTAACATCATTAGCATATAAATTTCTTTCAGGTAATTTATAACTTGATTCAAAATATTCTAACATACAATTAGGACACCCCCAATATGAACATTTTTTAAAAAAGAAAATTGTATGAGAACTTGGAGAATATCCATCAAATGGCATATGTAAATCAAAATCATAATACTCTTTCAAAGAATTAGCAGAATTAAAAATAAATTCCTTTCGTACTATTTCTTGTTGTCTGATCCATATATGGGCAGCATTACATTTTCCACCACGTTGTCTATGGTGGTAAGTTGTTATTCCTTTAAACTTATATTTATTTTCCCATTCTGAAAAACCATTAATTAATGTTCGAATAGTAGTTTGTGGTAATGTTAAACATGTAAATGGATCCATTCTTGTAACTTCCCATTTAACACTACTTGGAGCAAAACCTTCAATTAAAACATTTTCAAAATTCATACATTCATTTCTGTATGCTTCAATAATTTTTGCTAAAACTATAACATCTAGTTGGCAATATTTTTTAATTTCATTTTGAAAATCCCATTTTTGTTTTTCACAATCACATTCATTGTCACATGAACAGTAAACCAACAACATTTCATTATACCATTTTTGAAACGATTCTAAATTTTCTTCTGATTTATAAGATTTTATTCCCCAATAATCATTTTCATCATCAACAGGAGGTATTCGTCCAACATATTCATCATTTAACCCATTATTAAATTTATGTGGAAAATCACCTTTTGAAACAGAAATACCAAAAGAAATAGCAATATTTTTTAATGAAGATGGAATAAATCTCATAAAATCTATAAATCTTATATCATAATCAACTAAATAAATTTCAATAAATTTATGCTTTGAAGTTGGTGATGGAATAAAAGTATGCATAATATTTTCTCTTTCAAAAATAGTTAATAAAAAATATACATCGTATGCACCTCCATTATGGGCAATCCATGTTGTACCTTTGAATAATTCAGCATTATTTTTTAAATGGTCAATAAAAGCTATTTCGTTAGAAAAATATTCACCTTGCTCTTCTTCAACTGAACTACAATATACTTTTCTAATATAAAGACAATTACATTCATGTTTTAAAAGTCCATTGTTGGTCATTAACTGTGCACATTCTAAATCATAAACATAAATCTTGTCTTCTAACAATGCTATATTATCAGTTTTTTTAATATAACATATATGACTCATATATGATTCCTGAGTAATTGGTTGATAACAATGACAACATTGATAAGATTTTTCAAATTTTTGAAATTTATTTCCTTTTTTCTCTTTTTTAATTACTACTTGACATTCTCTTATAGTAATTTCCGCTTGGTTAATTATTTCGTCATCAAAATTGATTTTAAATTTTTCTTTTGCTGCACATTTTGATATATGATCAAAAGCTTTTTCTTTATTACCATCTAATTCCCTAATACATTTTTTATCACATATAGGACAATATTGATGAATTCTGAGTTCTTCTTTTCTGGTATCATTTTTAGAAAATTGCCTATAATTTGTAATAGCATGACAATGACCACGATCATATAAAATATGTACGATATTAATTTCATTAAATCTTTCAACTAATGAAGCTGGAGGTAAGTTAGATGGTGATAAAATATGAACTCTTTTTCCTCTTAATTCAACATCATATATAGCAATACAAACATTAAATAAATCACAAAAAACTTGACCACATTCTTTAATGTTTCTATAATCGATATTATTTTGAGCTGAAACTTCTAAATTAAACCAAAGTTCTTCAGCGATTTTTTCTAATAACACAGTTTCTTCATCATTTATTACTCCTTCATAATAGGTATTATCTTCTTTTTTATGTTTTTTATTTGAAAATAATTTTATAAAAGAAATACCATTTTCATTTTTTATAAAATCTTCAGTTCTATCAGAATAATCATAAATACTTTCAATTAAAACTTCATCAGAAAGTAAGGTACGATCATTAATTCCACTCAATTTAATTTGTTTACATTTTTTATTTTCAAATATATATTGATAAACCTGAGATTTAATTAAAGACATTAAAAAACATAAATTTTTTTCAGTTTCAGGTATTCTAAATAAAGCTTCATTTTTAATAAATAAATTTATTAATGATCCATTTAAAAAATGTTTTTCTTTTTTTGTACCAACATGAGGTGCCCCCACTAAAAAATCAGGAACAGCATTACTAGAAACTAACTCTACAGGAGGTAGTGGAGCATTTCTACTTCTTTTTTGAGGAGTTCTATAATTATTTCCTCTATTTTCATTATTTTGATTATTATTCTGTCCATCTTTAAATTCTTCATCACCTCCACCATAATCTTCTTCAGGATTATAAACAGGTAATGATCTATCCCATAAAAAACAAATATAAATATATATTTCAGTAGAATCTTCTCCATCTAATACTTCTTGATATTTATCAAAAACTGAGTGATATTTTTCTAAAAATTTACTATAATCATATTCATCTCTAGTACCAGGTCTTCCTTCTAAAGTAAAAGGAACATATAATACAGGACGACTTCCAGAAGCATAAATTTCTACATTAACATATAATCGAGTATATTTATCTTTATCATTTTGGATATTAAAAGGATTTTGTTTTCTAACAAATTCATATAAACTTCTGACAGGAACATAATTTTGAAATTGAGCATTATTTTCAAATAGTTCATTAACATTAAATAAATGTTGATATTCTAATTTAATCGGCACTCTATTTGAAGTTTTGAATGCTGGAATTCTTAAAATTACATTTCTTATTGCATTTGTATTATAATCCCAAGCAAAATAATTATGACCATTTTCATTTTGTACAACTGATTCTCTTCTCCATATTCCTACAACTCGTTGATGTTTTGGAATAAAATAAAATAATTTTTGTTGTTTAATATTTGATATCTCAACTGGTGTACTTTTATATAAAAATGCTCCACCAGCAATTTCTTTATAAGGTAAAGAAATTTTTTCTCTAATCATAGGCTCATTAGCTATATTTTGAGTTGGTAATCTTATCATAATAATACTAAATAATAATGTTAAATATGGTTTAATAACATTATTTTCATTAGATAATTGATTTATTTTAAAATCCAATTGTAAATTCCGAGCATTTTTTCTTCTTTGAAATCTTAATATTTCAGCAGGTGACAATCCATCAGGTACTACTAATGCTAAATTATTAGCTTTTTGTTGTCTTAATTCTGCTAATTCGTTATTAATTTTTTCAGAATTTAATGCACTAATGGTATGTTTTTTATTTGAAGAAGTTTTTAATAAAGGAAGTAATCTTAAAAAATCTGATTCATCTCCCCCTTGAAACGAATTTCTAATTGCATCCACAACAAAATCTAATATACGTTTTAAATCATTTGACCATCTATCTGTAGTTAAATTGCTTAAAACAGGACCATTAAAATATTGTTTAAATAACTCTTGTAAAGATTTATTTACTTCAATTTTATTCGGATTGGATATCATATCAACCATATATCTAAAACTTTCAATACCAATATTTCCTTGCATTAAACTATTTTCACACGCAATATGGAAATAAGACATTAATTTTATTTCTAAATATTGTATAAATTCTGTTACACCTTTTTTAAATAAATCGTCATTATCTGGATATAATCTATTAATTTGAATATAGTTTTTAAATCTTTCAGCTATATTTTCACCATTAGCAAAAAAATTTCCATTAAAAACTTGATTAAATGAAAATACATCTGTATTAGCTGTCATAAATGATTGTTGTAATTGATATAATTGAGCTCTATATTTTTCAATTAATGATAGATTATGTAAGTAATTATATCTTAATGATAACATGTTATTATAAATTATAACATTGGCACCTTCAGCATCATTTTTTGATTGAACACATCTTCGTGATGCGTTCCTTGTATTGATTTCATTTAAATTAAATGGCGGAAAAAAATTTAAAGGTGCACCGACATTTAAATTTAAATTAAAATTACCCGCCTGTATACCTATCACGTTTAATTCCATAAAAAATGAAAAAATGAAAATATTTTATTAATTATGCAAATATTTTTGGGTGGATAAAAATTAGCTAAATATTTTCATTTATTTAAAAGAATCTTCAACAGTTACAGAATTTTCAGTCGAATTTTCTTCATTTTGTTGATTTTCAACTTCTTGAATTGGTCTTTTACGACGTTTATTTTGAGTTTTAATCTTATGATTAAATAATTTTACCTTTGTCATACCTTTAAAACAAGGAATTTGCCAGGAAACTCCAATTTCATTTCTTCCATGTGCCCAATAACCTCCAGCAAGAATAATTTGATATGTATCTTCTACAGGATTAAAAGTTGTGTAGAAATCGTTTGCTGTTATTTTTTTATGGTGATAATTTAACAGAGTACTATCATTTAATGCAAGTGGTAAAATTTCAGGTTCTTCATTATTAAATGTACAATTTCTTTGAAGTTGATAAGTAAATAAATCAATAATTTTACTAATACTTTTCTTCCATTCTATAGTGGCTTCACTTTCACATTTCCAAACAAAAATCATATCAGGAGTTTTTTCTTTTTTTGATTCTTCATCGTCGTCATCATCATCTTCAATATAAGTGTTATGTACAAAACGAACAGTATCCGAAAATTCCTCAGGAACATTAAAAATTAACTCAAATGTAGTATTAGTATTAGTTGATCGTACTTTTAATTTATAATAAGTTATAGCTTCTTTTTTAACCATTTCATGTTGAGAAATGTCTGTAACAAATAGTGGTGTACTTGAAGTCATAATAGCATGAAAATAATCAGGATCGTTAACATAAACTTTATCTTGACCTGTTGTAAATTTTGGAATTTTTAAAATTGCTTGCATTTTATTAAAAATGATAAAAATAATGAATTTAATAAAATATTTATATTTTAATGAAAATAATTACTTTCATGCATATTGAAGTGTTAAATAAAATGAATGGACATTATTTTTCTGAATATTTTCATTTAAAAACAAAAATATTTTCATTTTTATTAATTTTTTCATTATTTTTAAAAAATGGAGACAACTGATTATACTTCTGAAACTGAAGATAATATACCAAATATTTCTAAAATTGAAGAATTAACAGAAGATGATTTAAAAGAAGAAAAAGAAGAACGAAATATTATTTCAAAAGAGCAAGTGAGTCAAATACTAGAAAATATTGGAATTTTTTCTCAACTTGATTATGCTATGATTGAATATTGTCGTTTACTAAATCGAAAAGCTACTCAATCTACAAAAGAATATCTTCATTTTCAATTTCATAGTTTTAAAAAGAGTGATTGTGACGGTGAAAATATCCCTTTCCCAACAGCTATTTTTACAAAACCTGTCAAAAAAGAAGAAAAAATACACCATTACGATTTACTTACTTTAACAAAATCTAAAAAATTTGAAGACAGAAAAATTTTAAGTTTCGAAGATTATTGTCATTTTCACCGTAGAATGTTTAACATAAATCCATCTAATGAAGAAATATTTTATAGTTTTAAAACTTCGTTATTACAAAATGATGGATTATTTGTAAATAATAATGCTGAGGGGGAAGGTGTCATGAAATTAGTTTGGATTTCTAAAAAAGCTATCATTACTTTCGTTTTTAACGAAATATTAAATGAAGAAGAAAAAAAAGGTCCTGAATTTTTTTCACCATTCATTGCTCTTGATATTCCTCTTTACCAATATTCCATTGAAGAAACAACAATTTACGATTTACCTATTAATTATCAAGATATTTCAAAAATTAATATTTAACTAATAAACACTTTCTAATTTTATTAAAATGAGTACACAAACTTTTAACGACGTTATAATCACTGGACGAATAATTTTTAATGATAACACCACACAAGATACTTCAGCGACTGCTGTTATTAACAAATGTGCAAAATTAGAAAGAAATGCTGATTTGAATTCTTTATCACTTTTACAAGATAAACTTATAGTTAACAATTCAATTGAAACTAATAATCTTATCACTGATAATTTACGTAATAATTCTATAACTTTTTTAAATGATTTAGATAATAATGGATTCCCAAAAATTCAAAATAGATGTTTTGATGGAGAAATTATCAATAAAATTAATAACAATAAAACCATTTTAGATTCATTAATACCAGATATTATTGACCCACCTAATAAAAAAATTAAACTAGAAATATTAGATAATGTTAATGGTAACTATAAAATAGATTTTTACCCTGATGTAATTTCTCTTACAACAAATAGTGGTGGTTCATTTGAAAATAATATTACAGCTGACCATGTTCATTTACAAAATATTGATAAAAATAAATCTATAACATATTCTGGAGATAATATTATTATAAATGGAGGACCTGATCATAGTGTATCACTAAATTCAGAAAATCTGACTATTAATAATGGAGTAGTAACATATTCACAATTACATGGAGATAAATTAAAAATTAGTGACTCATATGGTATAATATCCCAATTAGAGATATATAAAGATAGTATTATATCTACTAATTTACAAAATTCTCAAAATTTTCAAATTGATAACGGAACTAATTTATCTGCACCAACTATTCAATTTAATAATCCATTAAATCAAACGACATCTATTTTAAGAGATGATTATTTAATTATTCAAAAAAATGTTAATGACAAATACTATTCTTTTAATGAAAACTTATTACAAGTCAATAATACAATTACTCCTTCATATATAAGAATGTCACCTGATGAAGGTTTTTCCATTCAAAATTCAGAAAAAGGAGGATCTTATAGTAACATTACTACAATAAGTCATTCAAATATAAATATTAATAATAATACTGGAGGAGGACCGTCGTGTAACATTACATCAGGTGATTGTGTGATAACTGATAATGGAGGAATTATGCGAAGTACATTGACTTCTGATTATTTACAGTTAGAAAATATGGGAAGTCCTGTAACTACTCAATATTTAAATAATGGAATAAATTATTATAATACAGAATTTACAATCAATGGAAATAATGTTTCAAATTTTTTAAGATTTAATTCGGGTAAAATTGATAGATGTCAAATAATCGATCAAACAGTTGGTAGTTTTATTGAACCTAACTCAAATTATTACTTAACTGAAAAAGGAGATTGTATATTATATGCAGTAAAGCAATATTTTAGTACAACACCTCAAGACAATGGCACACATGAAGGTTGGTATTGTTATATAACTAATATATCAGGACGTGATATTACATTATATTCTGAGGATTCAAAAAATTTCGTAGCTCATAGTAATGGTGTTCAATCAGGTAGTACTACAATTAAAAAATATTCAACTGTAAGAGTTACTTTATTATTTTCTATTAACTCATTTAATGATTATTTTTGGAGTGTAAGTTCTTATTAATTATTAAATAATTTTTCTCTTCTTTGTATTAGTATTCAATAAAAATGATTTTATATTAACTACGTTATAATCATTTGGAAAATAATAGTTCTTAATATCCGAACCACAAATGAATGAAATAATTTCTCTCGCTAATGCCCAATTACGATAAACTTCTCTTTGTCCTTTTGACATAGTCTTTTCATTTCGAGCTTTTTTTAACATTATGAAAAACCAATTAATACAAATTAAATCACCACGTAAAAAAATGTCATGAATAATTTTGTTTGTATAAAGAAGTACATAGTCACGATAAGAAAAATCAATACTTAATTCTTTTAGAGCCATTTTTTCAATCAGAACAACAAGAGGATGATTATTTATAGAATCTATATCCCATCTAGACCATGTAACATAATTACATTGTTTTGTAATTTGTTTAGAAACTTTTAATAAAACATATTTAAAATCAGGGATATAAGAATTACTACGTGGATATATTTGAAGAACTGTTTTAATAATTTCATGAAACCAAAGATAATATAATTGTAAATAAACTAAATACTCATCTTTTCCATAATCTTCTTTTATAGCAAGTAATTCCTCATTTCTTCGATTAAATAATTTAATTCTTTCAGCTACATTAACATCTCCATTCGATAAAAATAATTGGTATTTATTAAGAAACTTTTCTTTTTCATTATTATTCTCATTAATTATAAATAGTAAATCTTTCATTTTTTGTAAAATTTTATTAAAATTTAATAAACAACCTTGAATAATATTTTCTTCAAATGGATGAAACGATGTCAATTTTTCATTTAATCTAGTTATCATTTCAATTTCATAAAAATCATAAGATGATAAATATTCTTCCAATTTTATTCTTTCTATTGTTTTTCTTTGATTTCCCAAAATTGTTGGAACATATTTTACTTTTTTAGTTAAATAACTTTGTTTTAACATAAAATTTTTAAATATAATGAAATTTTTATAGAATAAAAAACATATGTTTTTAAAATTTAAAACATATGTTAAATGAATGGCTGAAAATAAATTTTAATTTTTAAATATTATAATAATGTTCGCATTTAGACCGTTTCCACTAATTAATGTATATATAGACTCTGTTACTGAAAATGATACAATTATAACTCAAATTAATAATGAAAATAAATATGAGGTAAATTTTTATTTTGATTACTTCAATAACAAACCCATTTCTATTGAGTCTGATAAATTTGACAAATCATTGAATGAGATTTGTGAAGAAATAACTGATATGGCTTCAAAAAACATGAAAAACTATGAATTATTAAGCTTTTTTAAAAATACTTTAATAAATTTATCAAATTATTGTTTATTATTTTCAAATTTAAATTACAATGTAAACTATTTACTTATAGAAAAATTTAAAAATGAAATTTTTTTATTTTATTTAAAAATTAAACTTAATTTAAAAATTTATATTAACAATGAAAATCGTACAATTCAAAAATCTGAAACAGTTGATAAAAATATTTTTTACCATTCACAATTTATTGCGACAATATTAATTCTATATTTTCAAACAGAATTTATTTACTACCATGGTAAAAACAGAATTAATCATCAGGTTCCCAACAACAAAGAAAGAGAACAATGTAAAAGTGAAGAAAAATAAAAAAGTTGAAAAACAGGTCAAATCGCAAATACCTACTGAAGAAAAGAAAATTAAAAAAACTACAGCATGGGTAGAAGCAGCAAAAAAATACAAAACTGAAAAGAATTGTAGTTATAAACAGGCTCTTCAAGATTTGAAACGTAAATAAATAATAATTCATTATTTTATATAATGCCTATTAATTGTGATTTTTGTTTTAATAAAATAAGTAAGGAAGTAAAAACTTGTATGAATTGTACGAGTATTTCATGTCACGAATGTTATTTTAAATGTACAAAATGTGATAATGTTTGCTGTAAAAGTTGTGTCGACGATCAAATTGGATTCCTTTCTGTTGAATCCAATAAAAATAAAAAAAGAACTATTATAAATTTATATTATTATTGTTATTTATGTAAATAGTTAATTCCTTTTTCTATTTAAATAATAAAATCTTCTTTTATGTTTTCCTCTTAATAATAACACGACAACTTTACGTTTATCAGATTTTGTTTGTTTTTTATCGTTACAAAATGAAAAATTTAATCCCATCTAATTGATTATAAAATATTTTATTTTATAAAAATTAAAAAACTTAAAAATCTAAGTAGAAAAAATAAAAATGAATTCTATGTAGAATTTTATTTACAAAATTTTATATAAAATCTACATAGAAAATAAAAATAATAAAATCAATGTAGAATTTTATCTACAAAATTTTATATAAAATCTAAATAGAAAATAAAAATATTAAAATCAATCTAGAAAAAGTGAATAAAATTCTATGTAGATTTTATTTTTAATATTTCTAATTTGAAATTATCAAAATAATCTTCTATATAGATATTAAAATTAATTTTTCCATAAATTTCTAATTAGAATATAAAAACAATCTTATTTTTAAATCTAATTAGAATATATATGTTTATATTCTATATAGACTTTAAACCAATTCATCTTTTAATTATTAAATTAAAAGACAAAAAAGTCTTAATTTTATTATTTTAATTGTTAATTAACCTCGTAATCTTAAATTAGATCTCTTACGAGGTCTCAAAGGAAAAGAAGTTGGAATCCTTCTACAACGAGGACATGGTTTAGGAACTAAGGCATCCTTACAATCCCATTGAGGAAGACATCTATAACAAACTCTTCCCCTACAAACATCACACTTAAAATTTCGAGACTCACTCTCCCACCACACCTCACTTTTTTCATCAAAACAAATACTACATTCACAACTTACATCGTTTGAACGAAGTCTTTGAGAAATTCTGTTATCAATTGGAATTTCTTGTGATAATTCCTCTTCTACTTCTTCTGTATCTGAAGCAATTAAAATAGGTTCTCGGATATTTCTTCGTGGAGTTTCAGTTTCACAAAAAGATAATTCAAATTCTTCTCTAGATCTTCTTCTAGAAATTTCTTGTCCTGGTGGGGTAACTGTTGTAGTTGGTGTAGTAGTAGTAGTAGTTGAAGTCGTATTTAAAAAATACTCAAATTCATGAGCTAAAGGGTCTTGATTTCTTAAATCCATAAACACAACAACGTTTTCACCACCCATAGTATATCCAATAAATTCTTTTCTTACTTCTGAACCGTTACCAGTTGTTAAAAATGCTGTAATTTTAATTTCTTTTGCCATTTTTTTCTCTTGAAAAGTTAAAAAATAATAATTTTTATAAAAATAATGACGTTGATGATTTTCAATGTCA